CATTCCGATCACCCACAGGGAGAAGAGGAAACCCTCTCCATACCCCATGGTGTTCCATGCGTGAACAGCTTCTCCCATCACTCCTCAGCCAGTTTCTGGAAGTAGGACAGTGCATCATCTTCATCCTCATCAGAGTAAGAAGAGGAAGCAGTAGGTTGCAGATTATTCAGTTCACCACGAAGATCATCGGTGAGTTCACGAGAGGAACCACGGAAGTCATCCTCATCGTTGACTTCTTCAGCAACAGGACGAGACTTGGGAGCAGCGTTACCCAGAACCATGTTCAGACGCTTCTTCAGGTCATCGTAGGACTTGAACTGATCAGGTGCAACGATCTCTTGGAGGGAGTATTCCTTCTTCCAAAGGGCCTCCAGTGCATCATCATCACCATCCAGGAGAGCACCAGGACGTGCGAACTCAGAGGAGTCGTAGTTCCAGTAACCAGCAACCTTCTTGATCTTGATCTTGAAGTCTGCACCAGCCCAGAAGTCAAAGGGGTTGATGGGCTCTTCATCTTCGAACTCAGGTTGCATCGCACCCATGATCTTGTCAAAGATCTTCTTACCGAACTTGTAAAGGAAAACTTTACCTTCGTTCTGAGGGTTTGCAGGATCCTTCACAACGTAGATGTTGGAGTAGTATTCCAACTTACGCTTCTGTTTGCGGGCCTCTTCTTTACCCGCATCGGTCCCGTTGTTCCAGAGAGTAGTGTTCAGTTCGGACACGGGATCCTTCTGACCCAGAGTGGTCAGGGAATTCTCAATGTACCAACCGCCAGGACCTTGGAAGGCGTGTTTGTACAGTTTCACCCAAGGAAGGTCTTCACCCTCAGGTGCAGGGAGGAAACGGACTACGGCGTAACCGTTACCAGACTTGTCCATCTCTGGTTTCCACAGACGGTCATCACCACCTGCGGGAGTATTCATCTTCTCAACTTCCTTGACCAGTTTGGAGGTCAGGGAACCCAGTTTGGACTGTTTCTTAAGGTCTGCAAAAGACATTCGGATACCTCGGATTGTTTGGATTTGGCCTTTGTGGTGGCAGAGTCATCGTAACAGGTCTGGAGTCAGTCGTCAAGCGTCTGACCCAACATTTTTTTCAGACCTGAGATGGTCTTGTACATATTATCAAAGAGAGTCCCAGGGTCCACCTCCCCTGGTACACCTAACATTTTGGCTGCTTGGGTGATGTTCTCCTTGATCTGGAGGGCCTCTGGATCATCACTCAGGGAGACCCGAGTGTACATAATCTTTTGTTTTTCCAGAAGTTTTTCCAGTTTGGAAATGTGTTCATACTTATCTTCATCCGACATGGATGGAAACTTCATGATGTCACCATAGATGTCTTCTTGAAGTTCATTGATCTCTACAAGAGATGCACGAACGTATTCACTGTCAAGAAAACTCATAGTAGTTTCTCCTTTAGGATTCTTTTGAATTTGAACACGTCGATATTTAGGAAGGGTTCGTACTTCTTCATTTTGAGGGAAACCGTACACCAGATAGGGTCATCCAGTTTCTTATCAAGACGAGATCTGAAACCCAAGATTTTATCCAAAATGACAAGTGTTTCCAGACTAATTTCCTTCCTCATGTAGGCCTTCAGGATCTTCGGATGTTGGCCTTGAGTGCTGAAGTAACTGTCGAAATTATCTCTTGTAAAGATTCCTTCAACTTCGTTTCCGAATATGTAGGACAACGACTGGTTTCGTTTTTGCCATTGTTTGAAATTGGTTTCTCCATTCTGGATAATCTCTCCTATCCACACTTTACTTGGATCATCATGAGAAGTAAAGTTGGCAATGAAATAATTTACAATTTCACTGTCTTCCTTTTTACGGGACATTCTCTCAAAAAAATATCTGTCACGTCGTTTATTAAAAGACGCAACAGATGCACGGGTTCTTCCACTATATTTAATGAAATCATACTTATCCTTGGTGAAATGATTCTTCATTCCAAGATAGGTTGTGTAGACTTCAAATGGGGTCACTTTCACAGGGGCAATCGAGCACGGGATGTACGTTTTAAGAAATTGAGATCCATAGCTTCGGCCTTGAGTTTTTCTTTCAAGGGTTTGGAGATCAACTTCGGGACAGATTCTAACTCAATTTTGTTCTCGTCGCAATAGTAAACGATTGCATCGATATAATTGAAGTCGGGATCACTCTTGACTAAGTTTTCAATATCTTTTGTGAACTTAGTTTGACAAAGAAACTTGTCTTTAAGAGCTTTGTCTACTTCTTTATTGGGCATCGGAAAGTCTATGAGTAACAAATTTCTTAATGTACTTAACTAGTAGCTTAATATACTCGTCTTTGTTTCTTTTGTCAAATACATGGTTCTCTCCGTTAGGAGTTTGCATGATAGTGATTAGTTTCTTGACAGGTATTCCCGTCATTTCATAATACGCACATGCATAGAAGGTTTCTTGAACAAAATAGTTTTCTAACCATTCCTCTGGTTTAATGTAGTCTGAAGTTTTAAAGTCAATGACAGCAAGCTCCCCATCAAACTCCGCAATGCAATCAACACGACCAGCAACACCAAGGTACTCACTAAAAAGAGTCCTTTCAATAGCATGGATGTTATCAATACGATCAAGGATTGGTTTGCAAGCCTGGAACATGAATTGCGTCGCGGGAAGATGACTCGACCAGTCAAGTGGTTTCCCTTCAAGATAATTCTGTGCGGCCTCGTGGAAGTCCGTGCCGCGGCTCGTAGCCTTTCTAGTGATTTGATTCGCCTTCTCCTCACCAATTCTCTGTCTCCACTTAATAAATTTTTCGCGGTTATAGAAAGAGGTGACTGAGGTGATCGAAGGCACCCAGTCACCATTTGGCAGTTGGTAAAGACGACACCCAGGAGTCTCTTTCTTTTCTAGTTCAACATCACCAAGATGATTAACAAAATTTCGATTCATTAGAGACCTAGGGCAGTTTTCTTCATGATGTACTCTTTCACAAGGCCAGAACGAACGATGTCTTCTACTTGGAATTCAACCATGCAGAATGACTCTTCCATTTGTTCGATGATTCTCATGAAGTCAAGAATACCATTTTTTTCGTAGGTCTTCTGCAGATCAGTTTGAACTGCGTCACCACAGAACATGATCTTACAGTTGTCACCTACACGAGTAATTATACTATCAAGTTCGTGAAAATTCAAGTTCTGACTTTCGTCAATCAACAGAATACAATCATCAAAGGTTGTACCACGAATGAATGAAGTAGACCAGAACGATACAGTCTCTTGAGCTTTTAAGTTGCCCCAGAGCATATCAAAGTCTGCATCAGAAGGCATTTCGAACATGTACTTGACCATGTTCTTGTATGGAATCTGATAGAGGGCCGACTTGTCCTCATGGTCTCCAGGAAGGAACCCGATCTCACGGGTGGCCACAAGAGATCTGACGATGTAGATCTTCTTGTATGGAGTGTACTCATTCAACACATCTTTCAGTGCATTATAGAGTGCAACAAATGTTTTACCTGTACCTGCACATCCATATGCAAAGATATGTTGACCTTTCTTATACGCTTCGAAGAATTTCTCTTGGTTTGGTGTAAGAGGTTCAATGTCAACTAGGAAGTCCGTGTTAATTGGTTTCTTCCTTTTCAATTGTTTAGCGGTCATGCCAATTCCAATTGGATCTTGAGACTTTCTTTTTCTTGAAGCCATACTAGATTTTCTTGACTTTGGATCCAGGTGCTTGAGAGGCGCGTTCTAGTACCTCGTTCCAGCCTGGTTTTCTGGAAACGAGTTTGTTCCTCCAGTCCCCCACTTCTGTGGCCATGGGAGCAGTGGATGGATCAGACCAGTCTCTAATCCAACCTGGGTTATCTTCTAACCACTGGTCCCAAACAGTGAAACTCATTGTCACTTCTTTTTGTTCACCAGTTTCTCTATTGATAACAGGATAAGTCGGCATAATAAACAAAGGGGGTGATGTTATTTAGACCCACTCAAGGGCTTCTGCAACGGTGGGGAACTGTTCGACAAATACTTTCTTACAAGATTCTGCAACTTCCATGTGTTCTTTCTGAGTTCCATTTGCAGAACGAAGATTGATATAATGGATCCATGAACGGCAAGAGCCACTCATGTAGATGCGAGTAGGAGTACACAGAGGAAGAACATTACGAGCACACTCTTTTGCAACACCAGACTCAAGCATCTGTTGATACAGAGCCATGGAAGAATCAAATAGAGTTTGCATCTGCATCTCTAACCTTTGAACCATGAACGGATCCAAGTCATCAATACTGTTCTGACGATTCTTGGTGTCTTGACGACGGAGTTCTGGAAGAGGGATCGCCTTCGAGAGTAAGGAACTATCAGCATACCGTTGAGAAAACTCTTGAAATGTGAACGAACGGTGACGCAAAATCTGGGCCGCGATAGCCCTAGTGGTCTCAACTTCAAGAGTCATGAAAGATTGTTCAAACACACTCCAATGATTATGTTTGATGCAGTAACGCAGAAGACCTGCATAGTTATCGTTGTCTTGATTAGCAGGATTACTCACCCGTGCCACATAGGCCATGGTTTGTTCTGCATCAGGAGTCACAGATACAAGTTTAACAGTCATTAACACTCCTCACAATTGGTTTCTTTGTGTTGTTTGCGAATCTTCTTTACTTCCTTCAGTTCTTTCTTGATCATCTGGTAAGCAGTCTCAGAGTCTATCTTATCACCTACCTCCATGGCAATGATGATATCAACTCTGGTTCCGAAGTGTGATAAGGCTTTTTCGAAACAATCTAGATCTTCATACATTGGCGTAATGCTCCAAGTAGCATTTGATAACACCGTCACTATTTACATTCCCCTGTGATACCCAATCATGAGCACATTCGTAAATGGATTGAGAGGAATACTTTGGCACACCATTCTCTAATTGATGTCCAAACTTTGAAAGGAGAACTTTGAGAACCTGTTCTCTAATTTTCATGCGTTCATCACTATAACGCCAATCAGTCTGGGTAGCCATCGTCATCGTCAAAGACCTCAATGTAATCGTTAATTAAATCACTAGATCCATATGGATCACTTTCTAAGTATGCGTCAGTATCGGAATAGATTTCTGATTCTAGTTCCTCTACTACTTCTTTCAAAGCGGCCAGAAGAACTTTAAGTTTAGCTTTGTTCATGTCCCTTGAACCCTGGCAGAGTTATTCTATCTAGGTTTGGGTTTCTTGTCAACCCTTACCAGTTTCTCCCAGCCCTTGTAGTAAGGATCAGTTCTCAAAGTCTCCTGAACCATGTCTCCAAGTTCGATACAACACTGACCCCACTGAGACCTCAACTCCCTAGCCACAGAAGGTGCCAGGGGGTCCTCAGGGCGGGTGTAACGCCACTCATACCATTGGTTCCAGATCTCAGCGCACTCGTCTGATTTACGCTGTAAATGCGGTTCTCTGTACACTCATACCCATATGGGTTGTGTGCCCTAGACTGTGTAACTATTTACACAAAAAAAAGAGGGAGACCTTAGTCCCCCTCTGAGTCGAAGATTTTGTCAAACCACTCATTCAAATGAATGAGATAACATGACCAGTAGTTGCAACCTCTGTACGTTAGTTGATAACAAGCTGGTGGCCTATTGTCTTTATCCATATCATCGTAATGATATCGATAATTTTGCATTACTTCACCTTGACTTGGCAGTTACCTGCCATACAAAGTGCGGCCGCGTGACGACGATCTTCTTTCTGCTTCTTCTCTTTAATGAGTTGAAGAGGATTGAGTTTCTGCATCACTTAGCCT